GTCGTCTGTGGGGCGGGAAACGGGATGATCTCGCAGATGGCCGATGTCGGTTTCATATCAGTTCCTTCTCCAGCGCCAGGCGTTCGGGCATGGTGACGGTGCCGTCGTCGCCGATTTCCACCGCCGCCTTCGGCAGCCAGACCTTGCGGGTCCCGTCGAAGAACAGCACCGCCCTTTCGGTCTCGTGGACGATCTCGCCGGCGATGTCGATCAGGTCCGAGCGGCCGCTGCTCATGCCGCCCGGCCCTCGGCCAGCCGCTGTTGTGCGCGGGTGATGGCGGTGGGATAGCAGCGGGCGATGTCGTGGGGGTCGGCGCCGACGGCGAACAGCTCGCTGGGATAACAATGGCCGGTAGCGCGCAGCAGGTCGGTGGCGAGCCTGGTCAGCCGGCGCAGGCCCGGGTCGTCGGTCGCGGCCTCGGGATGAGGGGCGGTCGCGGCGGCGGGGGTCGGGATCATGGTCGGCGCCTCCATTCGATGTGAATGGGGCAACGCTAGGACAGATCGGACTGTCGGTCAAGACAAATTGTCCTGACAGGATTGCCGATACAGGGTCGATGAGCCGGGGTCGCCGGCGGCGAACGCCGTTCGCCGGATCAGTTGCGGGCGGCGGTCCGAAGTGTCGCCGGCAGGTCGACGGCCTCGGTCACCAGATGGGTGGCGCGGCCGGCGATCAGGAAGTCGAGGGTCTGGCCGCTGATCTCGGAGATGCCGATGAGGATGTCATAGGGCGCCGCGCTGCGCCCGCTCTCGTATTTGCTATAGCGGGTCTGCGAGATGCCGAGCCGGGCGGCGAAATCCTGCTGCGACAGATCCATGCCCTCGCGCACGAGGCGCAATCGGGCGGCGAGCCGCATCTTGACGTCCTGGGCGCTGGGCTTGGTCATGACGCCGGCATTCTGCCGGTATGCGGACAGCTTGTCCTGACACATTATGGCTTGACCATCAGGACAGTCTGTCCTAGCCTTCGCGCCATGAGCAAATGGTCGATCATCGATGCCGCCGCCGCCGAGCTCGGGGTGAGCAAGGCGGCGCGGGCCAAGTGGCTGGTGCGCAACAAGGTGCCGCATTACCGGCGGCTCCCGATCATGCAGGCGCTGGCGGCCCGGGGCGTCATCCTGGCGGCCGAGGATTTCGACCGGCTGCGCGAGCCCAAGCCGGATGCCGGCGAGCGCGCGGCCTGAATTATCGGAGACGAGCCGAAGATGACATTTCCGCATGACCTTCCCCTTATGCCAAAAAGGACCTGCCTTATTGCTAGCATTTTTAAGGTTAGCAAAGGGTTAACGAAATCGCCGGCGCACGGCAAAAGTGCATCGCGGCCCGGCGCGGCGGCGACGATCGGCGGAAATCCGCGATATAACTCGTTCGTGTTCATAGTTTTTTTCCCGTTCGGTTTCGTCGGCTGGCGGTTATGCCGGGGGCATGATGGCCGCAATCCGCACGCCGGGGTAGAGGCGATCGCGGCGCCGGAAAACCCCACACCTTGGCAGGATTTATACATCGAAAGGAGTAGGCAATGACTCCCTACAAGCCGCGCCCACCGGGCTCGCTCAAGGCCGCCGCCAGCGCCCTGATCACCGCCAATGGCGGGGCACGCGCGGTCGCCGGCCTGCTCGGCACCTCGGAATCGGTGGTGACCCGCTGGGGCGATCCGTCGGACGAAAACCTGGGCCGGCACATGCCGGTGCATCGCGCGGTCGAGCTGGAGGCGCGCTGCGGCGAGCCGCATGTGACCCGCTTCATCGCCGCCGAGGCCGGGTTCCTGCTGCTGGCGCTGCCGCCGGCGGCGGCGGTGCCGGGCTGCGCCGGCGACTGGAACACCGGCATCGCCCGCACCCTCGAGGGCAGCGCCACCCTGGCCGGGGTGCTGGCCGCCGACGTCGCCGACAACGGCATCATCGACACCCCGGGGCTGGCGATCGACCGCCTCGACGATCTGCTGGCGCTGCTCGGCCAGGTGCGCCAGGACCTGGTGGCGATCCGGGACGCGGAGTCGTGACCCGCCTTCGCGAAGACCGCTTCGGCGGGCGGGCCGCGCGGCGCCATCCGGCGGACCGGGCCGGCGACTGGGTTCGCTGGGCGCTGGCGGCGATCGTCTTCGCCGGGCTGACCGTGTTCGGCCCGGCGCTGTGGGCGGCCTGGGGCCGCATCCTCGAGGCCGTGGCGCGGGGGTGGGGGTGATGACGTGGGTTATTATGGCGGTCATCGTCTGGATCATCTGCGGCATTCTCGCCTATGGCCTTACGCTCGGTTATTTCCAGCGCGAATATCCAGTCATCGCGGATGCCGACTATGCGGGCGATGCAGGCAGGGCCCTCGTATTCGGCTGTGCCGGACCCTTGGGATTGATGATTGCATTGCCGTGTTCAGGATTTGGCCGTCACGGCCTTATGTGGCGACGCCAATGACCGCGCCGAATCCCCGCGACCACCAAGACACCGGCCGGATGGATGATGGCTGGCGCGCGCCGCGTCAGCGAGCTGTCCCGGGGTTCCGGCCGGGTGCTCCCCGCCCCGGGACGGCAGCGGCGCAGCCTCCCCTGTCAAACTGGGCCGGCGGTGCTGAAACCGCCGCCGGCCCAGTTTTTCGCGGGGTGACGCCATGAGGGCGTCGCAGTTGGCGCGGCTGGCGGCCGGTGACGTGCCGGCGGATCTGCTGCGCCACCGCGACGCGCTGGAGCGGCTGTGCCGCAAGCTCGGGGCGGCCGCGAAGCAGGGCGACTGGTTCGCCGCCGCCGATCCCGACTGCACCTTCGAGGATTCGGCCTGGAAATACGCGGTCCACCGGCTGGTCAATGGCGGGCTGGTCGAGGCCGACGGCAATGCCGGGCGGCGGCGCTACCGCCCCGCCGGGACGACCTGGGCGTTTCTCGGCCCGACCGCGGTGACCACCCAGCCGGCCTCGCGGCGCGGCAACGGGCGCGGCGTGGTGCTGGCCTGCCTGACATGCCGCAAGGATTTCGTCAGCGAGGACAAGAAAAAAAACCGGGTCTGCGACGCCTGCAAGAGCGGCCGGGCGTGGACTTCCGGCGACGCCGGCCTCTATGCGATCGCGCCGCTGCCGACCCGGCACAAGGCGCGGTCATGAGCGGCCTGCGCCAACCGGTCCGCCATAGCCTTGGCGACGGCGGAGGCGATGGCGGGCCCGGCGGGCGGAGCGGCTTCGATGCGGACGGCTTCGCGGCGCTGATCGAGCAGCTGCGGCTGCGCGCCGAGGATGCCGGACGGGCGACGGTGTCGACGCCGGGCAAGCAACGCCAGGCGGCCGGGCGCCATGCCCGGCTGCGGGTGCTGCCGCTGCTGGCTGGTGCCTGCGCCGGGCGGCTCGACCGGGCGGCGCTGCTCGACGCGCTGGTCGCCGCCGCGCTGGAGGCGAACGCGATCCGCCCGGTCGACGCCGCCGCCTGGCGCGCCGATGCGGCGCTGAAACTGTTCCCATCGCGCGGGATCGAGGGGTTGTGATGAAAGTTGCCCTCTATGATGTCGATAGCAAGATTCCAAACCTGGCGCTAATGAAGCTGGCGCGATTCCACCGTGAGCGCGGCGACACCGTTGCCATGTTCAATCCGTTGTGGGCGGCCACTTACGACAAGGTTTATGCGTCGAAGGTGTTCGATTATTCGGATGGTGTCTTGCTGGACCCGGCGCAGATGGAGATCGGCGGCACCGGTTGGGACAAGGCGGTCGGCCTGCCTGCGGCGATCGAGGCGTTGCAGCCGGATTATTCGCTCTACGGCTACAAGCACAGCATTGGCTTTGCCATGCGCGGCTGCCGGTTTCGCTGCAAGTTCTGTGTCGTGCCGCAGAAGGAGGGGCGGCCCTATGCTAACAATACGATCGAGGAGATATGGCAACAGCGCGACAGCGATTTCGTCATGCTGTTGGATAACGATTTTTTCGGCAACCCGGAATGGCGCGAGCGCATCGCCGAAATCCGCCGTCATGATCTGCGGGTTTCATTCAGCCAGGGTCTGAATATTCGCATCATTACCGATGAGCAGGCGGCGGCGCTGGCCTCTGTCCGCTTTCGCAATATGAAGGGCAGCAAAAAACAGGTTCATTTCGCCTGGGATCAATGGGGCAAGGGCACCGAAAAGCTGATCGACGAGGGTTTCGCCCGCGTGACGGCGGCCGGCATCAAGCCGCATCAGATGGCGTTTTTCGTGCTGATCGGCTGGCACACCACCGAGGCGCAAGACCTGTACCGGATCGACAAGCTGCACGGCATGGGCTGCGACGTGTTCGTGATGCCCTACAACCGCGCCGACCCGTACCAGAAAGCCCTGACGCGCTGGAATAACCGGTTTCTGTGGCGCAACGTGCCATGGCCGGACTATGCCCGGGCCGAATGGCAACCGAAGCGCACGGCGGCATATCGGCGCGCGGCGGCGCTGATATGACCGCCGCCGGAATCGCGCGGGCGCAGCATCTGGCCGGGAGCGAACGCTGCCGGCGGATCCTCGGCGATGCCGACGAGGCGGCGTGGCTGGATTTCGTCCACTGGTTCCTGCCGGCGGCCCATGCGGCCGCGGGCGATCCGGTCGGGCTGCTGGCCGAGGCGATGCGCGGCTGGCTGCGGCTGACCGGCAGCGCCCGGCGCATGGCCTGGTTCGCGGACCGCTTCGGCCGGGACGCGGTGGGGCTGGCCGCGCGCGGCCTGGTCGGGGTGGCCCGCGCGGATTTCGTCGCCGGCGGGTTCTGGACTCCGGAGACCGCCGGGCCGGGCATGCCGGTGGTGCTGATTCCGGTGTGTTCGCCGGGGCTGGTCGAGGGGCCGAGGGTGACCCGGCCGGCCGACTGCCTCGAATTGGTCGCGGTCGAGATCGGCGCGGCGGACGGCGAGCCGCCACGCTGGGCGCGCCGCCGCCATTCGGCGGGCATCCTCGGGCCGGGGCGGGGGTTCGACGGCGAACGCGATTATGAACCCGTCTGGCGCGGCGGCGGTGGCTGGCCGAACCGGCTGCGCCTGTATCGCGACCCCATGTCCTGGCTGCGCGGCGGGGCGCCGCCGGCCTCGGCCTGCGTCCTCGACTGGGACGTGTTCGAGGCCGAATGGCTGGCCGAGCTGATCGATGCCGGCCGCGTCGCCGCGGTCTGCGACGACGACGCCCATGCGGCCGAGCTGCGCGCCCGCGTCCGCCCCCGGCGGGCGAAGATCGCGCTGGAGGTGGCGGCATGATCTTCGGCTCGGTCTGTTCCGGCATCGAGGCGGCCAGCGTGGCCTGGGGGCCGCTGGGCTGGCGTTGCGCCTTCACATCCGAAATCGACAAATTCCCCGCCGCGGTGCTGCGCCATCGTTTTCCAGACACGCCGAATTACGGCGACATGACAAAATTCAAGGAATGGCCCGATGCAGCTATCGATGTTCTCGTCGGCGGCACCCCCTGCCAGTCGTTCAGCGTCGCCGGCTTGCGAAAAGGCCTGGATGATCCGCGTGGCAACCTCATGCTTACCTTCCTTGGCCTTGCTCGACGCTATCGCCCCGGCTGGATCGTTTGGGAGAACGTCCCCGGCGTCCTGTCCAGTAACCAAGGACGGGACTTTGCGACCTTCCTCGAGGGGCTGGGCGAATGCGGGTATGGGTTCGCCTACCGGGTTTTTGACGCTCAGTATTTCGGAGTTCCCCAGCGCCGCCGCCGTGTGTTCGTTGTCGGCCATTCTGGAGACTGGCGACCTGCCGCCGCGGTACTTCTTGAGTCCGCGAGCCTGTCGGGGGATCCTGCGCCGCGCCGCGAAACGGGGCAAGGCATTGCCGCCCTCACTGCAAACGGCGTTGGAACATGCGGCGCGGACGACAACCAGGGCCAGGCCGGACACCTGATCGCGGTCGATTACACGAACGGACATCTGGACGATATTTCGGGCACGCTGGAAGCCGCGCAATCCAGGGGCAACCGCGGGCAGGGCGTCATCGCCCAGCCGATAGCGCCGCCGGTCACGGGCAATCAATACGGCGATCATGAAAGCCGCGAGGGGCTGCTGGTCGCCCATGCCCTGCCCAGCGAGGGCTTCGACGCCAGCGAGGACGGCACCGGGCGCGGCACGCCGATCGTGCCGGTGGCATTCTCCTGCAAGGACCATGGCGCCGATGCCGGCGACACCGCGCCGTGCCTGCGCGCCATGGGCCATGACGGCAGCCACGCCAACAGCGGCTGGCCGGTGGCCGTGGCCTTCGACATGCGTGGCCGGGACGGCGGGTCGATGATGGAGGGGCCGCACGATACCGCGAATATCCGCGCATCGAACGGCGGGTCGTCGCGGTCGTACATCGCGCAGCCGATGGCCGTGCGCCGCCTGACGCCGCGCGAATGCGAGCGGCTGCAGGGCTTCCCCGACGACTGGACCCTGATCCCGTACCGCGGCAAGCCAGCCGCGGCCTGCCCCGACGGTCCGCGCTACAAGGCCCTCGGCAATTCCATGGCGGTGCCGGTGATGGCCTGGATCGGGGCGCGCATCGACCTGTTCGAGCGCGAGGTCCGGCCCCTGACCGGCGGGATAACGCCATGATCGACGATTTGCCCGAGGCGCTGGTTTACGTCGACGGGACGGCGGTCAGGCTGCGGGTCGGCGGCGGGCCGGCGCTGGACCTGGACGCGGCCGCGGCGAGCCGGGCGGCGCAGCGCCTCGCCGATCTCGCCCGCCGGCTCGACGCGGCGGCCCGGCTCGCCCGGGGGCGGCGATGAGCGGGGCGGTCACGGTGCTGCGCGGCGATTGCCGGCGGGCGATGCGGCTGATGGCGCGGCGCGGGATCCGGGTCGACTCCATCGTCTGCGATCCGCCCTACCACCTGACCTCGATCGTCAAGCGGTTCGGCGGCAACGGCGCGGCGGCGGCGAAGGACCGCGACGGGCTCTACAAGCGCGCCTCGGCCGGCTTCATGGGCCAGCAATGGGACGGCGGCGACATCGCCTTCGACCCGGAGACCTGGGCGCTGGCGGCGGCGGTGCTGAAACCCGGCGGGCATCTGCTCGCCTTCGGGGGAACGCGCGGCTGGCACCGCATGGCCCGCGCGATCGAGGATGCAGGGTTCGAGATCCGCGACAGCATCCTCGATATGATCGCTGCCGACGACCCGGCGCGGCTGTTCATGGAAAGCCTGACCGAGGCCCAGGCCGACGCCTTCCTGCGCTGCATCGAGGACTCGCAGTTCGGCGGCTTCCTCGCCTGGCTGTATGGCAGCGGGTTCCCGAAAAGCCACGATGTCAGCAAGGGGATCGACAAGGCGGCTGGAGTGGAGCGGGAGGTGGTCGGCAATCATCCAAACCCAGCTAAACCAGCAAAGGGCACGTTTAATGCGTCGTTTGGAGAGGCGTTATTGACCGCCCCAGCCACCCCCGCGGCCGCCGCTTGGGGTGGCTGGGGCACGGCGCTGAAACCGGCCTTCGAGCCGATCGTGCTGGCGCGCCTGCCGCTGGGCGAGAAATCCGTCGCCGCCAACGTGCTGCGGCACGGCACCGGGGCGATCAATGTGGACGGGTGCCGGGTGGGGACAACACGAGATGTCCCAGCCAGTCATAGCACAACCGCATCGTCGATAGGTGCTACCGGAATCAGTGGAAAACGCCTGCAGAGCGAACTTGACCCGAATCTAGGCCGCTGGCCCGCCAATGTGGCCCATGACGGCGGCGCCGAGGTCGAGGCGGCGTTCGCGGCGTTCGGGGAGCGTGCGGGCGCGGTAAGTAACGGTCGCAAGGGTGTGGACGGCGCATGTTACGGCCATTTTGGTGACATGCCGCAATCTGATGGGCGCTGCGACTCCGGCAGCGCGTCCCGGTTCTTCTACTCCGCCAAGGCCGGGCCGGATGATCGGTTCGGCTCCAAACACCCCACGGTCAAGCCGGTGGCGCTGATGCGCTGGCTGGTGCGCATGATAAACCCGCCGGGCGGGCTGGTGCTCGACCCGTTCGCCGGGTCCGGGTCGACCGGGATCGCGGCGCTGGCGGAAGGGATGCGCGCGATCCTGTGCGAGCGCGAGGCCGGTTACGCCGCCGACATCCGCGCCCGCCTCGACCATTACGCTGGCAAGGGCGGCCATTCGGCCAGCGTCAAGGCCCGCCACAAGGAACCGCCGAAAGACCACGGCCCGCTGTTCGGGGAGGTGACATCATGAGCGGCCTTCGCCAAACCGCGAGCCCGACCCGGCCGGTGCTGCGCTGGCATGGCGGCAAGTGGAAGCTGGCGCCGTGGATCATCGCGCAGTTTCCGCCGCACCGGATCTATGTCGAGCCCTATGGCGGGGCGGCCTCGGTGCTGCTGCGCAAGCGGCGGTCCTATGCAGAAGTCTACAACGACCTGGACGAGGGCGTGGTCAATCTGTTCCGGGTGCTGCGCGATCCGGGGCAAGCGGCCCGGCTGATCGAACTGCTCCGGCTCACGCCGTTCGCGAGGGCCGAGTTCGAGGGTGCCTATGCAGTGACCGACGATCCGGTCGAGACCGCGCGGCGGCTGGTGATCCGGTCTTTCATGGGCCATGGCGGCGCTGCACCGCACAACAAATCCGGGTTTCGGGCGAATTCCAATAAATCCGGGACAACGCCAGCGCATGACTGGGTCAACTATACGGAAGCCCTGCCGATTCTCATTGATAGGCTGCGGGGCGTGATCGTAGAGAATCGCGGCGCCGTGGAAGTGATGCAGCAGCATGACGGCCCAACGACGCTGCATTATGTCGATCCGCCATATTTGCCGGAAACGCGATCAATTAAGAGCCGTCGGAGCGGCGGCTCATTCCACGTCTATGCGCATGAGATGACCGAAGGCGACCACGCGGCGCTGCTCGAATTCCTGCCGACGCTTCAAGGCGCGGTGGTGCTGTCGGGCTATCCCAGCGAGATTTACGACGCGGCGCTGCCCGGCTGGGCGCGGCTGGAGCGGCAGGCGCTGGCCGACGGCGCGCGGGCCCGCACCGAGGTGTTGTGGATCAATCCGGCCGCGCATGCCGGGTCCGGGCTGTTCGAGGAGACCTCATCATGAGCGGCGAGGGCTATGACGGCGACTCGCGGCCGCCGCGCAAGCCGGGGCGGCCGCGCAAGGAACGGCCGGATCCGCCGGCGGGCGAGTCGGCCGACGGCACGATCCGGATCACCGCCGGGCATCTGCCGGACGCCGTGGATGCCGCCGAGGCGGCGCTGGTCGCCGGCGGGCCCGGCCCGGTGTTCCAGCGCGCCGGCATGCTGGTGCATGTCGCCAACCGGCCGGCCCGGCGCAGCGACGGCAGCCTCGACGAACAGCAGGCGGTGGCAGCGGTCGAGACCGGGGCGCTGATGGAGCTGTTCGCCAAGGCGGCGGTGTTCGAGCGGTTCGACGCGCGGCTCGGCGACTGGAAGCGGATCGACCCGCCGGGCAAGCTGGCCGAGGCCTATTTCGCGCGGGCCCGATGGCGGCTGCCCGACCTGCACCAGCTGATCGGCGGGCCCTGCCTGCGCGCCGACAACAGCCTGCTGATCCGGCCCGGCTACGACGCCGCCACCGGGCTCTACCTGCTGTCCGACCTGCCGGGGCTGTCGGTGCCGGACCGGCCCAGCGACGCCCAGGCGTCGGCGGCGAACGACCTGCTGGTCGGCATCTTCGACAGCTTCCCGTTCGTGCAGGACCCGCCGGGCCTGGCGCTGTCGGTGGCGCTGGCCGGGCTGATCGGGGCGGTGCTGCGGCCGACCCTGCCGGCGGCGCCGCTGATCGGGGTGACGGCGCCGGCGGCGGGCACCGGCAAGAGCTATCTGGTCGACCTGATCGCCATGGTCGCCACCGGGCGCCCGGCGGTCGGTGTCGCCACCGGGGCCAAGCCCGAGGAATTCGAGAAATCGCTGGGCTCGGCGCTGATCGAGGGGCGGCCGCTGCTGCTGCTCGACAACATGGTGCAGTCGCTGGCCGGCCAGCTGCTGTGCATGACGCTGAGCCAGGAGCGGGTCAGCATAAGGCTGCTGGGGCTTTCCAAGACGATCGAGGTGCCGACCTCGGCCGCCCTGTTCGCCACCGCCAACAACCTGCAGGTCAAGGGCGACATGGCGCGGCGCGCCCTGCTGTGCCGGCTCGACGCGGCGGTGGAGCGGCCCGAGGACCGCGATTTCGACGGCGACCTGCTGGCCGAGGCGCGGCGCCGGCGGGCCGAACTGGTCGGCGCCGTCCTGACCGTCGCCCGCTGGCATGGCCGCGACCCCGCACCCCGGGCCGGTCGCCGGTTCGCCGGATTCGAGGCCTGGTGCGCCCGGGTCCGCGATCCGCTGCTGGCGCTGGGCCATGCCGACCCGGTGGCCGCCCTCGACGTCACCCGCGGCACCGATCCCGACTCGGCGCGCCTGGCCGGGCTGATCGAACAATGGGCGGCGGCGTTCGGCGAGGACTCGAAAACCTGCGCCGAGGTGATCCATGAGGCACAAAAAACCGACGGATGGGGTGCATTTAATTATCCCGATTTAATGGACGCGCTTTCGGCGGCGACCAAGGACCGGCCGGGCGCGGTCAGCTCGCCGAAACTGGCGGCCTTCCTGCGGCGGTTCGAGGATAAAATCGTTGGAAACCGCCGTTTCCGGACCGATGGCAAGTCCAGGAAAGTGATCAAATGGAGGTTGGATCATGTCTCGTAAACAGGGGGGAAGTCGAAGTCTCATCCTTCCCCGACGCGGAAAAGTGGCAAATAATAAATTGCCAAATAATAGAACCGGGGAGGGTTTCGACTTCGACTTCCCCCCTCCAGGATGCGGCGCATGAAAGACAAAAAACGCCGCCGGGGCATGGCCCCGAAATCAGGGCCGCTGACCCGTAATGCGGCGGGGGTCGCGGTGGCGGTCCATGGCGACGATCGCGGCACCCCGGAATACGGCGCACAACTCGCCAGAGTTTCGGTGACCGATACTTTCGTGGACGATAACAACGGCGCCATCCGGGGGCGGGCGGTGCAGGTCAGCGATTGCCTCGACCGCATGCTGGCCAACGCCACCATCACCCAGGCCATGGTCGATGCCGGGCGGCGCTACCAGGCCGACTTCCACCGGGCCATGCTGGACCCGCTGCGGGCCGCCCCCTTCGAAGCACAGATCAAGGGGCAGCGCGACGACACAAGGGCGCTGGCCGCGCGTGAGCGTATATGGCGGGTGATCCGGGCGATGGGCGGGTTCGGCGCGCCGGCCAGCAACGCCCTGTGGTTCGTGCTCGGGGCCGGCTATTCGATCGAGGCCTGGGCCCGGCGCGAGCGATTCGGCAAGGGCGGCTCGCTCAACAAGCATTGCGCCCGCGGCATCCTGATCGGCGCCCTGAGCGCCCTGCGGGCCCACTACGACGAACGGGCTTGACAGGCCGGGTACCCGAGTATTAAGACAATCAACTAATCTACACAACTGCGCCCCTGCCACGACCCCGCCCGGTGAGACAACCTCGGCGGGGTCGGTGCTGTGAGGTCTTGATGCCGGACTCCGCGCCTACACCCTGCCGCCAGCCCGGTTGCCTGGCGGTGAGTGTGTCCGGCTACTGTCCGGACCATGCCGAGGCTGCGCGGGTGGCGCAGCAGCAACGTTATGATCGAAGCCGCAAATCGGCGGCCGGCCGAGGTTATGGCTGGCGCTGGCGGACCAGGACAAGACCGCGCATCCTGCGCCGCGATCCAATCTGCACCTGCGCCGAGGCGGCGTGCTCGGTGTGCCATGGGCGCGGCTGTCACGCGGCGTCGACCGACGTCGATCACATCGTGGCGCGCGAGGATGGCGGCGCGGACGGCGACTATAACCTGCATGGCCTGTGCCATGACTGTCACTCCTGGAAGACCGCGACCAAGGACGGTGGTCTGCGCGGCAAGCGAACGCCGTTCGCCATCGCCACCGACTGACTGCCACCCTCAGATCGGCACCCCGCCTCGAAATCCACCCCCGGGGGCGGGTCAAATCCCTACAGCCTCCCAAT